GCGTGAAGTTTCGGATCGTGCAAATCCGTTCCTGATAATACGGCGTGATATTTAGACATTATCTTCCTGTCTATACATTATCTTTACAGGCACAACAACACCCCTATTCGGAAAATTGCTGTAACTGAATATTGACGGATCAAAATGTAAGTCGATAACCGTGTCTCCTAGCGTGTTACTTGACTGTAAGCAAGCTTTTATGTCCTGTTCGATGTCTAGGATGCCTTTATAATTGCGATCCCCTACGATGTTCTTCTCGCTGTCTGTGGGACAATACGAATATCCGATAATATCAAGATGAAACCATATGTTTTTGTATTGGTTCATGTCAAGATCGATTTCGTTGTTCTGTGTCGGCTCGACTACGATACACGGCATGACATCCGGTTCGAAGTTGTTGCGTAACCCTTTGAACACATACTTGACATACTTTTTTATTGTAGGATTGTTCTGTAATGTGCTTATCAGATTATTGTATACTGTACCTGCCAACATGATTAACCCCTTGCGTAGAAATCTAATGCGCGTTGAATGTTTTTCGCGAACACGGTTTCGACCATGCTCTGGTTTCTGGCGTTCTCTAATGCCGGCCGTAGATAAGGTCTTGCCGGCGTATTGCCTTGACCATATTCGTGTTTTGCGGCATACGGCATATTCGATCCGTAATCCATATAATAATTGTTCCCTTGCTTCTGTGTTCTGGCACGTTCAACCGATACCGGTAATGGTTTGCCGCTTACTTTCGGCAACCCTACATTCACAAGTATGCTATTCGCAAGGAAAGAATTTATCCGGCCGAGATATTTAGGCCGCGGGCCGGATAGCCTATACTTGACCGACCACCCTGCAAGGATCGCAACCCCATGTTTAAGGCTTTTATCAATAACGCTGAACCGCAATGAATCTTTTATTATATTGTTCAGCTTACCGAATCCGTCTACTGTTAGTGTCATGCCTTCCGTCATTCTGCGTACCCCATAAGATTCTGTGAGTAATCTTTATATACATTAAGTGTCTTGCGCCAGAAGCTATTCGTTGCTAACATCTGTTGTATCGTGCGGCCTTCGCCTTCGGTTTCTGCCGTATGGATCAGCGTTGCGCCTTCCTTGAAAGATTTAGTTACCATTTCAAGCATAGTCTGTTTCATATCCTCGCCTATTGGATAACTTGATACGGCATTATCATGTGTACCGCCTGTAACCGGCGCGTATCCTGCCTTGTAGTCTATGCGTACATTCTGCCGGCCACGAAGGAAATAACCATCTTCGGACACGACCTTTCCGTTCTTATAAAAGAATATATCATCTGTAACGTTGATCTCTGTGCCACTACCAAATTCGCGATCAGAATCTATCCTGACATCAGATATGGAACTTACCGGATATATAGGCAGGTATATGAATGATTCACCTGTGCCGTCAAGTATGCAAAATTCGGGATTCGATGTATATGTGTTAGCTTCTATCGGGTATCCGACATAGTTGTCAACGAACTTCTGTACTGCCGTTATCAGGCTCGCGATCTTTGCGTTCGGAGTGTTGTCTCCCTCTGCCAAAGTCAACCAAGTCCGGACATTGCCTGTTCCTATAAGTCCCATGCTGTACCTTCCTTATATCGTCAATCGTTATTATGTTTATACATCTTTCTGATTTTTTCATTTGTCAACCATACTAAGTCATCACCAAGAACCCTTTTAAAGGGTCAGGAGCGACACCGAAGTGCCGCCCCATTCCCTATTCCTTTACGTTACAAGGCTGATAAGTGAGAATTCACTATTACCAGTTGACACCGTTGACCCGCCATTGATATAAAGCGTGTCATTCGCCGCCCCAAGTAACACCGACACCGAATACGCGCAGTTAACACTATCCGTACCGGCAAGCGAAGCATGGCATCGTATAAATCTTTTGCCACCCCCGACCGCTAGTTTCGCATAGCATTTACCTTGCGCCAGAAACGTAGTCAACGCCTGTACCGTAAGTGCGTCAAAATCGAACGACCCACCTGCGACACCGTTGTCCGTTATATCCGACCATTCCGTTGTCGATCCTAACACCCTCGCGCATTCCTGCCACTTGACAGAAAGCGTTCCGGTGTTCCCTCCCGTACCACCCAATGCACCCGCTGACAACATACCCATTACCGCCCCGAATCCTCGCGTATCTATCGGCGCGCCGTAAGCTGTTTCAGCCGCACATATCGTTCCCACAAGGCAAGTACGGTTTTCAAATATAGCATCGAAATTACGCATTTGAATCACCTTCCTTATGGTTAACCAGTAACGATTCTTGTGAAGGATGACGGAAGCGCTACGCCGAAGCATACTCTTTCGATCATCCGAAGTGCCACCATGTCTTTTTCGAACAGGTTATCGCTGTCAACGGTAGCCTGATCCGATATTTTCATGGTGATCGAACCGCGTTCACCCATCAGCAATCCCCTACGAAGATCACCGAATATAGCATATGCCGTACCCGAACCCACGGCGTTCGTCTTAACGGGAAGCTTTTCAACACCCACAAGCGGAAAGCCGAGTAGGTTTTTTCCTGCGCCTGACGGAAACAACGGAGCGCCGGTAGTTGTTATAAGACCCTGCATATGCGCTATCATCGTTCTGTTGAAATAAAACTTCGCGTTACCTAGCGCGTTCGAATACAGATTGCCTGTCGTAGTGACCAGATCAGTATAAGAAAGCGATTGTGCCGCTGTACCACCGACCTGCGCCGATTCCGGTACACCTGTTGCCTGTAAAACACCTACGAACGGCGAACCCGAACCGTTGAACGCCTGTTCATCTTCTTCGGCCGCGAAAGCTTCGGAGATCAGCATCGCAAGATACTGGATCGTGTCAACATTCGCGTCTGCAAGCAACTCGCTTGTCACCTTCGGTATCGCCGCAAGCTTATTGATCGTCAAGACCACCTGACGATAATCAGGGTTCGTCTGTTTGATCTGCGCCGCTTCGTTCGTCCATATAGCGCTCTGGCCTGTTGCCCCTGCCGCCGGTATATTGATAACATCCGACATCATGGGTATACGCCTTGCTTCGCGTCTTGCAACACCGTATTCCGGTGCTAGGCGAAGTATTTCAGCCGCGAATTCTTCGGGTACAAGATAGCCACCGGCTGTCGCTGTACCTTCGGAAAGGTTCGCTTTGACACTTGCTTCGGCGCTTATGTTCCGCACCGTAGCTATGTCACCGCTGATCATAGATTTCATAAATCTAACGGTTTTCGTGAACTTGGCTTCTGGCGTTATATTATCTGCCAGATCCGTGCCAACCCCCGGAAGCTGAAAATATTTCTTATCCACCGAAGTCATACTTCCGATATGTTTAGCGAACATTTCAGCGATCTTGCCTTCGAACTGATCCATAGAAAGACTTTTAAGTCCTTCGTCATCTTTACCAACACCGGCCTGCACCTGTGTCGCGGTTTCGATCAAGGCTTTCTGTTCCTCTTTGCTCAACTTTTCAAACTCTTCCATATTCATCATTTGATTTGCCTTCCTTTGTTTAATCGACTTTACCTTGCGCCTTTCTAACTGCTCTGACAACTGCATCATTCATGTGTCTTATGATGTCATCGTCTGCAATCTCCGATAAGGTTTTAGGCTGTTGTGATTTTATTACCGCGAATAACTTTATCCGCAGTTCAGTTAATTCATTGTCAAGCTCGACTTCCTTTTCCGTAGCACGTTCAAGCGCTTCTGTTAGCTGACCGGCTTGCGCCATCAGTTCGTCAAGACCCTGATCCGTGAACTGTTTCAGCTTATCGACTTCTTTCGCCGATTCTTCTTTCGCCGGTTCTTCATCCGGCTTTGTTTCAAGTAACGCCTTCGTGTTCTCCGTGATAACGCCTTTCTGTAACGCAAGCGTTAACGCTTCGGGATTCGCCGGTACTGGTACAGCCGAATATTCCAATAGCTCCCATTTGGTATATGTACGGCTTGCGGTTTTCTGGCCGTCACCATCTTCCCATTCAGTAGGTAAGAAACCTACGCTGAAAGCGTTCATAAACCCATCTTTATACAGCTTAAATATATCGTTAGCGAACTCCGTATCAGCGAACTTAACCTTGCTCATGATCCCTTTGGCATCTTTCTTTGTCCACAACGCCTTCCCAATCGGCGGCTGTGAATAGTCATGCCCGAATAGCACAACAGGGTTCTTATTGAACTTGCGCAGATCAGCGCCATCCGGCGCAAGGCTTTCGTCCATACGATCCCTTGCCTTCGTACTGATATACGCCGTTAAGGTCTTTTCCTTTTCGTCTATCCCTTTCAGTTCCGAACTACATGATAAAAATTGTTTATCCATTTGATACCTTCCTTTAGACTTCACCGTGAATAACTGAACATCGACAATTAATTATATCTTCCGCTGGCGCGCCTGCGCTACGATCAAGCGGATACTGCAAATGACTACCCATACCTGTAATGAATGTTTCGTTTATATTGGCATGACGTTTTTGCATATTACTATGACTTCCCCTGACCTTTTCGTCACCGGCAGTAACCCATTGTTTTGTTTCGACACCGGCTTCCTTATAGAAATCAAGATTACCTTCGTTCATAGCACCTACCGTTTCCGTTCGTGCTATTGTCTGCGATCTGTGCCGTTTGGTATACGCTCCTACCCTATCGATCCGGTCAGCTATCTGATCCGCCGTTTCCCCTTCCGCAACACCCTTCTGCACCGCCGCAGACACAAGTTTTAATGTCGTATTGTTTACCGCTACCGCGAAATCATCAATCCGTTGCTTGACCTTGCGCGTGATATTGACTTTTACCGGCCTGTATTCCTCAAACATACCCAAGTCGTTCTTGCCTAGCGTTATACCGGCCAGATATGCCGTTTCAACGTACTTTGCGGCATCTTCGGCCAGTAACGCCACTTCGGTATTCATATTGAACATGATCGATCCTATGGCGCTATCATCGATGTTCTTCTGACCCTTAACCGACTTGAACTTTGATACATTCGACATTATGGTATGGAACTGCCGGCTGAAATACGATGACATTTCCGCTTTGAACAACGCTTCAATAGGTTCTTCCATAAACTTAAACCTGCGCCATTTGGATTCATGCCGTAGGCGATTCGCTTTCGTCATGCTCTTTTCCTTGTCCTTGTCCTTGTCCTTGTCCTTGTCATCGTCCTTGTCATCATCGAAGTTGTTCGGATCGTTCTCGCCTTCCATCTGTTCGGCCATCTGATCATCAGCTTCGGTCTTTTCTTCTTCTGTCCGTGCCGGTGTCACGCTGAACGGTATCAATGGCCTTGCCGTTTCATACATATCATAAGGATTAAGCCCGTCAATTTTGCGCTCATCATCTATGCTTGAATAACCTGATCGTATGTTCTCTGCGCGTTCCTTTAACCGAAATTCCTTATCATCAGGTACAGGATTATCGAACTTTGCTACAAGTGTAGCGTCATACATGGGGATGATCTTCTCGTTGATCTTTTCTTCTATCAGGGTAACACGCGGCTTGATCGTATGCTTCTGGAAGCTATATTCGTTCGCTTCTGCGTTCGCCCTGTTCACATCTTCCACAATACCCAATATGGAAGCCGGTACACCGTACATCGCAAGGATTTCGTCCCTGATAGATTTGCTCATATCTTCAAATCGCATCTCGCCAAGTGCCGAACCCATCTTCTGGTATTTCAATCCACCGCCCATGATCGCCGTCTTGCCGGCTTTCTTCGTTCCCCTGTGCATAGCGTTCCACATATCGCGTAAGCGGCTTGCCGTGGCCTGATTAATGTTATCCTCTGTCGTGAGGATACCGGCCGGCTGTGCGTTGTTCATAAAGAAGTTTATACCCCATTCCTTGACATTGTTGTTAAGGTCTATTCCATACCGTGCCGCGTATGTCGGGGATGTACCCTGCCACATATCGAACGGTGAAGGGAACTTGAAATGGACAATTTCTTCTTCCGGTATGAATATCGGTGACGCTTTTTTCGGCGGTTTCAGCGCGTACCCTTCAACGAACTTCGTCTTTGATGGGATCGGATTGATCCACGGTGACGGTATGTTCCATATCACCGCCGGTACGCCTAACTTGTTTTTGGGTATCCACCAGTATGCGTTCCCTGTGGTTTCAAGAAAGATGTCTGTCAGCATCCACAACTCAAACCTGTTAAAGAACCCATTAACCGATCCGAGCAGTTCCTTGAATGGGTGCTGATCAATTTCAACCAACTGTTCGCCATCCTGTTTCGTATAGGTTTTTTTGTATACACCTAGCCGCACATCAGCGATCGCGAACGCTATACGCTGTATACAGGCATACGACCACGACTTGTACTGTGATATTAGCAGGTCAGGATTAACTAGCTTGCTCTTGCCGTATATCTTGTCTACGCCGGTAAGCTCAACAAATGGCAACGACCGCCGATCATTATCGGCCGTGTTCGGGTTTTTCGCTTTCTGAAATATGTCAAATAGTCCCATTGTACCTTCCTTAATCTAGTATCACAATACACGCACCGGTATC